ATGTCAGTCTTGGTCCAACGATTGGACCGAAATCTACGCACGCGATGGATGCGTCGAGTTCATAGTCCTCAGAGTATGTGTCAGTACCGTCGAGTTTGACAGCGCAGCATTGGCAGTCGGGACACCCCCAAGGATTTGAAGCGCATTCGCATGGAGGATCAGTTGGGAAATCTGATCCCTGATGAAACGTCCATGCATTTTCATGTTGCGTGTTCTCAATGCGTGATCCTGCGAGCGTTCCACGCCATGTGTTCTGACCAGTCCTCACCATCGTTCCGGAAACGCTGGCGCTTCGATACGAAACGAACTCCTGTCCGCTCGGCCATCTCCTAGTGTAGATTAGCGATGTATCGAAGGACAACGTGATCGAGTCCGGGTCGCAGTCGAGGTCTGCGTTGCATTCGATGTATCCATCGTCCGCGCAGCAGCACAGAAGCACCGCAGACTCGACGCTCATCGCTCCTCTCCGTACAGCGTGACGCAAAGGTACGCCGCGCTTGCGGCGCGTATCCAAATCTTGTCGCCGGGAGACATGAGGATCGGCGCGTCGTAGACCGTCGTGATGTTGGCCGCGATGCTCGTATCGTAGAGCAGCGCGTTCGACGTGCTGGCAGACTCGGAGGAACGGGTGTGGAACACGCGCACTTGGACGGCGTTGTTGTGATTGTTGGAGATCCACAAGGACACGATGCGCGCGGACATCCCGGTGGGAACCTCGTACAGCACCACCGCGTTGGTTGTCGCGATGTCGCTAGCGAGTTTGCGAGCCATGTTGGATGTCCTGTCCATCGCGTTGTAGTTCATCCGCAAGTCACCTGATATCCGTTCGGTGCGAAGAAGGCCATGACTCCGTTTGCATCACGCGATGCAGTCACCACCGTGTTTATCTTGATCGGTCTTCGTACCTTGGTCACCCCGCTTGGCACTATTGTTCCAAGTCCAATCTCAGTGTTGGTGTCCACGACGTTTTCGGCAGAGTTCACCATCGTGAGAATGGCAGATGAAGAGGGATCGAATGCCCATCCCGTGGTCGCGTCAACGTAGACCGCGCGCCTTGCCGTGTACGTCCATCGCGGCCCGGTCCCGGTAGATCCAAGGATGATGAACCACTCAGGAGACTCCTGCCTCATCGCGTGGTAGACGAACGCGCCTGAGGAGTCGCGCCGCATCACCGCTTGCATCACGACGCCAGCGACAGTACCCGCGCCGATCAGCGGTATGGCCGTCGCATTCGATCCCTGCGCCGACGTAGCCCCGCCCGCGACATCGGCCCATGTGCCAGCGCCTGACCGCGCGACTTCCTTCCACGCGACCTGTCCCTGCGCGTTGATCGAAGTCACCATCACGTTGATGACGCGACCCATGCGGCTTTCGGCCTTGACGGAACTGGACAGCCCAGCCTGTGCCTCAAGACGCTCGATGCGCTCGAAGACCGCGTTGACGTGCGCGAAGGTCATCGCGCCGACGTTGCCTTGGGTGAAGCGTGGGAACTCCATGAGTCAGTCCGCGAGGATGTTGTAGAGCAACTTGACCGCCGCCGTGTTCGCGCGCGCCGTTGGCGCGTTCGTCGCAAGCCGCAGCGCCGCGACCTCTCCGGCCTTCAGACGGATCACGGGCGCGAAGTTCGTCCCCGTCCCGCTGCCGATGTCAACGTAGTTCGTCGTATCGCAGTTCCGGAACCAAGCCCAGCCCGCGCTCGACACGTCGCTCATGGACAGCGCCTCCGCGTTCGTGCTGGTCCCGATGTCCTGCACGCCGCCCGTCGCGGTCGTGCCGCTCATGTCAACAAGCACCGTGCCGGGGCTGAACGACTGCGCCAAGAAACCGTTCTTGACGTCCACCTTGAGGTTGACCGTGATTTCCTTGGACATCAGAAGTTCTCGCTGATCGTGTTGAAGTCGTAGGTCTGCGGGAACGGTTGCACGAATGCGACCGTCTCGGCGTGGAATCCGTACTGCGGGCTGAAAGTCATGCTCACGTCGCCCTGCGAGTTCTTGCGCGGCACTTGCTGCATATGGAAGTCCGCGCGGTACTCGAAGCGATGCGTCAGCCGGAAGAGGTTGACGTTGACCCGGCTTGAATCATTGCCGCTGTAGACGAGCGTGCCAGCCGCAAAACCCTCGAACGTCGCAGAGTTGCGCTTGCCGACAGCCTCAGCGATTGTCGCCAGTCGCCCCGGCATCTGGAAATCGCGGATGTTCTCGCTGATCTGAAGCGTGACCACCACGGTGCGAATCGTCGTGGGATCGCCTCCGGCATCGACTGGCGTCCCGCCGATGTTGGAGCCGTTCGACCCGTTGCCGCCGTACGCGCTCGGCACGTTGAGGCGGTACACGTCGAGAAACTGGAAACCCGTCGATGTCGTGCGCTCGACGTAGCCGAGATCGCTCGGCGGGTTCGTGCTTGGGCCGTACTGCCACGTCACGCGCCACGTCGCCTTGCCGTCCCCGAGCGGGTCGATGGTGTGCGACAGCGCGTAGACCGTCGTTTCGCCGGGGAACAGGTCGCCAGCGGCGGGCATCCCGTTGGCGCCGAGCGTGATCTGAGACGGCTCAGTGATCGACGCCGCGTCATCCCACACGACGAACACGCGAGTACCCGTGATCTTGCCGCCGGAGATCGACAGGTTGCGGCTTACGAGTTGTTCGTGGACTGTCTGAGCCATTTCACTGGATCGCCATGTTCATGGTTGCGTCGTACTGCTTGCCTAGCACCTCGAGGATCTTGGTGAGCGTGCGGAACGAATCCTCATCCACGTTGCGCTTGCGGCCCATGTCGCCGAAGGCGTTGAACTTGAACGTGCCGCCAACCGCTTGGATCGCGCCGGACTGCACCGCGCGAGTCGCGCTGATCGCCGCGCTGATCTCCTTGCGGGCCTCGTCCTGAATGTCCTTGATCTTCTCGTCACGCTCTTGGATGCGGCGCTGGCGCGCCTCTTCGTCGGCCTTCTTCTTCTCCTCGGCCTCGGCTGCGATCAGGTCGAACCGCTCCTGATACTCCAACTCGATCACGCGCAGCCGCTCCGCTGCGGCATCGTCGAACCGCTTCATTTCGTGCTGCGCGTTGGACACCGTGTCCTTGTTCGCGGAGTTCAGCATCATCTTGACGCGCACGTCGCGCTCGCGCTCCATCGCGATCCTCTCGCGCTCAATCTCGCGTTCCATCTCGATGCGAAGCGCGGATTCCTCGTCTCCGGACGCACGGACCCGCGCGGCCTCGCGCTCTGCCAACGCGTCTGCCATCCTCGTCTCGTTCTCAAACTGGCGGTCGCGGGAGACTTGCTCGAGTTCGCTCAGGATCTTCTCGTTGGCGGCGAACTCGTCCTGATACGCCTTCTTCCGAGCCGCAAGGCGCTTCTCATCGTCCTCGCGCTTCTTGATCGCGATGGCGTTCTCCTCCATCACGCGCTCCATGTACGCGGCGTCTTCGGAAAGCCGAGTCGCTGCGGCGGCGCGTTCGCCGGTGATGCCTTCGATGATCCTCTCGCTGATGGCCGATCCGAGTTTGACAACCGACCCCGCAATCGGAATTGCGGAGATCATGTCGTTGAGTGCTTCGCCAACAGACTTGTCGCCTCTGATTACGTCGGCCACCGTGTCCAGCATCCTGTCCACGACAGCGATGCCGACCATAGCGCCCATCATGTTGCCGATCTTCTTGTCGCTGAACTGCCCTGCCAGCGCGCCCCCAAGCGCGCTGCCAGTCTGCTTTCCGAGCGCCTTCCCTGCGGCGCTAGCCGACGCACCGGCGCGCTTCGGCACGTCGCCGAATCCTGCGTCCACCCACTTCGGGATCTCCTTGCGGATGTCCGGGCCGACTTGCTCCTTGACCACCTTCACGATGTTCGTGACGGCTGGCGGCGGGGCAACTGGAACTGGAGCCGGAACAGCGGTCGCGGTGGCGAATGCCGCCATCGCGCGCTTTCCGGCATCCGTAAACCGAGACTCGATGTCGCGGAACTGCGCCTCAAGCGCGTTCATCTCGGCCTGTACGGAGATGTTGAGCGTCCCTGCGTTCATCGTCGTTCAACGTATCGGCGCATCCAGTCGCCGCCTTGATGCTGCGCCGAATCGTGACCCTCGATGGACAGCCGAAGATGCGCGTCGAACTCGCCGCAAGTCAGGTCGAACGGATGGCCAAGACCCGGCGCGGCGCGCGCGATCAGATGCGCCTCGGCGAACACGTCGCGCTCGACGGTGCGTCGAGGCGCTGTCAGTTTCCCGACGCGGGCTTTGCTTCTTCGGCGGCGATTGCGTCGGTGTCGATGCCCAGCGCCTCGAGCGCGACGTTGGTTGCCTCGCGCGGAGCGACGGACTGCACGAACCGCATGGCCGTATCCACGTCGCCAAGCGCCGCAGACAGGACGCGGATCTGCCCGTGCAGCGAGTAGCAGTCGAGGCACAGCGCCGAGACGTTCAAGGCGCGGCGTCGGGCGTCGGAAACGAACTCCGCAGCCTCCGCGCCGCGCAGTCCGGCCAAGGCCGCGTCCCCGGCTGCGGCCTTCGCGCGCTCGGTCGCGAAGTCCTCCGACAGCGCAAGGCGCTGCCGCACCGTCAGCGGCTTTACGACATAGAAACTGCTAGCAGCCGCAATCTCCCATTGTGCCGTGCGAATCATCCGTTGATCCTCCTCATGCGTTCGAGAAATCCATCCGCTCCCGTCGCGACCACCGCGACATCCGACGCGCGCCGAGCCTGTACAGACGCGATCTCAACGACCGTGCGCCTGTCTGCCGCCAGCGCGAAGTTCACAGCCTGTTCTTCCGTGATCCGGCCCGGATTGATCCGGCGAGAACGGACAACACCATCGCGGTACGCGATGGTGATGACCCAGTCCGAATCGGACGGAGCGAATACCTCTGTCACCTGTGCCGGGATCGTCATGCGTCAGACCAGCCAAGAAATCACGGGGGCCGTGCCGTCGCCGTTGCTGAAGTTGCAAGTCAGCGTCGAGTCGCCAGTCTTGTCCACGTTGAACGCGAAGCCGTTGAAGATGCAGTTGGCGCTGATCTTCGCGTCACTGGTTCCGCTTCCGTCGAAGAGGTTCAGCGTGAGCGCGGCGGTTGCGGTCTGAAGGAAAACGCAACTGGTCGCCGCGCTGGTCGTGACCGTTCCGACGCCGGGAACGCCCGTGAGCGAGCCAGTGAGGTCAAGCATTCCGAGCCGACGCCGACGCCCGGTGTCGCTGAAGCCAGTGGTTTCGCTCTCGACGCGTTCGAGCGTCGCCGCGAAGGTGCGGACTTGAATGACTTCGCCGCCAGCCGGGAGAGTCACTGATCCGTCGTTGCCGCAAAGGTAGGTGCTGATAGGCATGGTCTATTCCTCAGGTGTCGAAGGCAAAAGCCCGGTACTCAACAACAATCGTCCAACCGTCATCCGCGAATGACGGCGCTCCCGTCGATGTCAGGACGAACTTGCATCGGTCGAACCCGGTAGGCGAGGTGGACGTCGAGAGCGCGGTCGCAAGCGCGGCGGTCGCCGTGTGAATGTCCTGCGTCCCGCTGTTGCCGAAGTAGAACGTGAACGCGAAGTCCACGACGTAGCGCGTGGCCGTGTTGTACGGCTGGACGTCGATGTTGGTAGCGCGGTAGACAAGCAGCGGGAGCGCGGCGTTCGCCGGACCCGCATCGAGGTAGATGCGCTGGCCAACGACGTTGGTCAGGCTCGACGTGGCGAACAGGCGCGACTTGAGCGCGTCGAGAATCGCTTGCATCACGGCCTCCTCATGCGCTTGGCGACGGCATCCGACACGATTCCTTCTACCTCGCCCTGCATCGCGGCGATGACGGGCCGGACATAAGGACGCGCCGCGATTCTCGCGCGCGTGCTGCCGAACTCAAGCGCGGCGGCGTACTTCAGATTTGATCCGACCGTAAGAACGATCTTCGTGCCGACTTGCTCCAACGTTGCGAAACCTTCGTTCTTCACATTCATCAGGCCAAGCGAACGGTACGGGACGACCGTCCAAGACGCACGCAGTCGGCCAGTGTTCGCCGCCGGAGGATTGCCGGGAGCAGACGCGACGTGCCATCCGCGCGCGCGCGTGTTGCGCCCCTTGCGCCTCCCCTTGGCGACACGGTAGCGCCGCCCCGTTCCCGGCTTCGACAACTGGTCGCGGATCAACTTCGACAGGACCAGCGACACGCCTACCATTGCATCCGTCACGCCAGCATTGACGCGATACGCGACGTGTTCGACGTTGTTGGCAGTCCATTGGAATCGACTCACAGCGACACCTCCGGCTCGATCTCCACACAGTCGATCTCCGTGTGGTTCAAGTGCGGCGCGGCCCCGGTGTCGCCAAGCAAGCCCGGATTCGTGACGCCCGTCACGCGCCACGTCTTCACGTTCGCCGTGCCAGCGATCCGGTCGTGGATCTCGTCATCGACCTCCACGTCCGCGCAGCCCTCAACGTAGATCGTAGTGGCCGTGCGCCCGTTCATCCGGCCCTGCGCCACGTCGCTCGACTGCGACCCCGGCTGAACGAAGCCTGTCACGGTGAACTCGCGCGCGTACGAGCGCGACACCTGACCGTCCGCGCCGACCGCGACCGCCGGACGGTAGACGAACAGGCAGCGCCCGAACTGAGCGATGATGCCGCCAATGCTCAACGAATCCTCCGGTACTGCGCGAGGAGGTCGCGGATCTCCTGCTGCTGCTCCGCTGCCGCGCGGCGGCTGTAGGAGTACCCGCCAAGGCTCTCGCTGGCGATCCCCATGTCTCGCGTCCTGTCGCGGTAGAACCGCGCAGCGACCGTCAGCGTGGCTTGCACGATGTCGTATGGGATCGTCGCGTAGCCGCCCGTGTAGTCCACTAGCACCGACTGATACCCGGACAGCGAGTCGCCGTAGATGATGCCGCGCTCGGCGTCGAGTCCGTAGTCCGACAGCGAGTACACCCAGCCCTGCAACAGGCAACCCGAGATCCGGAGGTCCCGACCCACCACGCCATCGAGGTACATGGACGGGATGTTGAGATTGGCCGTGGCGCGGAACCCCGCCACGGCGTTGATGGCCGTGGCCAGTTCATTGGTGGTGTCGTAGGTGGTCAGCGACAGCGTCGTGATCGTCTCCGTGCCGCCACTGGTGCGTCGGTTGAGGTAGATGGACGTGGAGTCGTTCGAGATCGACGCGAAGGCATCGCTTTGGTCGATGCTGTAGACGCTGAGAACCGTTTGCTTGAGCGCCCCGACGAAATACACCTTCTCGGCGGGAGGGTTCTTCAGCACGATCCGGTCATGGCCGAACGTGTCGTAGACCTCCTGCACCCGCGCATCGGTGAAACGACGCCCGCAGTACGACTCGACCCACTTCGACGCGCGGTCGATGCACTGCTCGAGAATCGTGTCCGTGCCTCCCGACGTGACGCCGAGGAACGTCTTGAGGTCTGCGAGGGTGACGAGCGAGGTTGCGGCGACAGCCATCAGTTCTCCGGCTTGGGTGCGGTCCTCGACTTCTTCGGCGGTTTCGGAGTCGAGGTGGAATCCGCGAACAGCGGCGCTGGCTCGATCAGCCGCCGCGCGTAGCCGCCGGACACCAGCCGTTCAGCCGTGGTGGCGTTCGCGTTGAACGTCGTTCCGGGACGCAGTTCGCGCCGCCCGACGCCGTCCTGATGCACCGCGCAGTTCCGGACGCAGATCAGAAGTTCCGTCAGTACGTCTTGCATCGCTCCGGCCTCCCGTGCTTGGTGTAGTCGCCGCTCCACTGGTTCACGACCTCGAGGTGTTCACCGGGCCACGTCACGGTCAACTGGAGATGTCCGATCCTCACGCGCGGCGAAGCGCAGACCTTGTTGCCAGCCTCGCGGAACCTCTTCCAGAACCAAATGTCATCGTCCACCTTCGCCGGACCCCAGCGGTTCTCCGCGTCCGGCGCAGAGTGGAACCACGGCTTCGGCATCCGGCGCAGCGCGTCGGTGCGGATCAGCGTAAGCCCCATGTGGCCCGTCTCGCACTCGATGGCGTCCGTGTGGAACTCGCGCGAGTCGATCTGCGTCCGGCGCTTGCCGTCCGAGTCGAGCATGGTCAGAAGCACGTTGTTCCGGTCGCGCCCGATCTGAAGCGGGAACAGCGCGTCCACGTCGGGCCGCGTCTCCATGATCTGCCACAGCCGAACGATGTCCGTCTCATCGAAGATCGAGTCGAAGTCGATGGTGAGTACGTACTTGCGCTTCGGCTGGTCGCAGACCTCCTCCATGATGCGCTCAAGGCACTGGCCCCAAAAGACCCCGGTGGACTTGAGGAAGTCGATTCCGAGTTTCGCGCATGAGAGATGCGTAGCGGCCATCGTGTCCGTCCACGCAACGCGCGGAAGCGACATGATCGCCTGTACGTCTGACATCGGAAGGCGCGGAATCGGCAGCGCGAAGCGCCGCACGACGGCCCGCAGCATCTCGCCTTCCCGCTCGATGCCGCCGAGCCGCTGCAATCCCGCCATGT